CGCAGATCCCATTTGAGCAGCAGTTTTAGATACGACACTGCCAGGCAATGTTTCCTGTGTTGGAGTTCCCAAAAATGCCGTTCTTAACTCAATCGTGACGGGAAGAGTAGTAGAACGGGACGAGAAGAACAAACCGACCTTTGTTATAAACACACCAGATTCTTCACTAACATTAAATGTTTGTGCTAGTGGTTCAACCGTGTTTCCTAAAAAATTACCTGCCATTTATTTACTTTCTTTATCTTTAAGTTCTGTGTTTACCTTAACTAGAACATCATCCCAGTTTACCCATCCAGCTGGATCGGAGGAGAAGTAACAGGCAAACTCAATTCCTTTTATGAACACTCTATATTTACTTGTTAAGAAGTTATAGACAATTGCAGAAGTTCCAGTTGGGATACCATGTTTACTTTTTCCAACACTGATCATTTGACCGTCTTCTACTACATTTTGAGTTGGAGAAACTTTAACCCCTTTATAATCCCAGATTGGATTTGGATCAAATTTCATGCAAGCGTGTACTGTACCACCTCTGGTTTCTTCACCAACATCGATAGTCTCTACTGCTTTTTCTGTACCGTCTGCCATCTCTACCATAGTACCAGCGATGAAACAACCACCACCAGAATGTCCACCACCTTCACCACCACCGTAATTACCAGAGTAACCGCCACCCCAACTACCGTTTCCAGTTGAGCCGTCTGGCTTATTGTGTGCTAAAACATTGTTTGCAAAGTATGTGTTATTACCATCTAGTTGTAAGTTGTAGATCAATGTATCTTCGTGTAAATCTGAAGGTACTAATTCTTCTATAACTTGATTGCCCAATACTGTTACTAATTCTGTACCAGATTTGATCTCTACTAGATCTTTTAATTCTTCTTTGACAACTTCGCTAAACGTTTTGAATTCACTTGCATACAATGTTGTAGGATTAAATGCTCCCCAACCTTCTGTAGTCATCATTGGATGTTCTTCTGATACGAATGGTTCTAGACCATTCCAACCGTATACCAATCTTGGCCCAAGTTGCACTTCTTCTATTTCACGAACTGTATTTACCATACCATCTCTACCCATAACCTGATCACCAACAACAATTTCTGATATTGCTTTTCTGGTAGTTCCATCTGCCATAATGACTGGTGTATGTGGCATGAAACAACTGTTTATTTTGGCTGGGGGTGGTATATAATCTTTTATCTTTGTAGATAAAAGAGTTGCAGATGCATCTGTTGTAGAACTCTTCATCTGTACAATTCTAGTTTCTCTGTATTCATTTTCAACTTCATTCAACACACCAGCTGATTGGAATTCAAATGTCGCAACAGACGTATAAGTCTTATTTGCACCAGATCTAATAAATTTACTAGTATCTTGTAAAGTAAATGTTTTTGAACCAGATAAGAATTTTACCGATGCAGTATGTGGTATTAAGAAGTAACCAGATATTGATCCGTTTGCATCTGTCCGTTTGTTTGCTGTTGCACCGCCTGGAATTGACGTTGCAGTATAATGTGCATTACCAGCATCTAAGTATGGAGATGATCGTGCAAGACTTGCCATTCTGACAAATCCACCGACACCTGTTTCTGTGTTAACCCAATCTGATACACTAACTCCATCAAAGAATGCAAAGTATTCTGTGTTAGGTCTTAGTCCAGTTGACTTGAAAGAAACGTATCGTGATCTCATATAAGGTTTAGTTGATTTATTCGTAACAGTTTTACCAGTCTTTTCAGACACAGTTGATATACTACTAATATAATGAGTTTGTGTACTGTTATTTTGATAAGTGTTAGTAGTTACACTTCCGTTTGCCGCTGTTGTAGCATTACTATATGTTCCACCAAGTGCATTTTTCTGTCCGACTTGATAACCTGCTTTGTGGTCTGCAAGTTCGTCTATGTTTACACCAGACCAGTTATAGTTCCAGTTACCAAACTGTTTAGTCATTGAAGTATCAAGAAGTGTATCACCTTTGATAATTTTGGCTGGTAGAGTAACTGTTTCTGACCACGCATCTGATGCGGGTGACATTTCAATATCACCAACTATTCTTTCAACTGCGAATGGATTAACTGCGACATCACGAGATGCAACTGATTGATTTTTCCAAATTGCATGACCGTAAGTTAACATAACTTTGTCACCGATAAGAACGGTGTTTGATGAACTGTCTGCGGAGTATAATAATTCTATTGGCCTTGCAACAAATTCTGGTCGCAATTCGTTCTTAGCAGGGTCGATTGCCGCTTTATATCCAGTTAATGTTGTGTCCGAAAACGCATGGTTCTGGAAGTTATCCGCAGTTATACCAGATTTAAGTCTGTTTACTCCAGAACTATCCAACACATCTATTGAAGTTGTTGCCAGTTCTAATGAATTCATTGCAACAACTTCTGTAAGTTCGTCTACTTTACGTTCTAGGTTTGCAATGTCTTTCATTTTATAACCACGATTGTCGATATAATTAATTGTCATATCTTCATCGTCTAACATATAAGGATTAATCTGATACGTAGCAATTTTTAAATGTTCTCTTGTATCTGCTGTCGCTGGTACAAGTGGGTTTCTAGATGCATTTCCTATGTATGCACCACCATAGTTCTGTTTGTGTGCAAATATAACACCAGCGTGTCCGAGATAATATGCTTCGTCCAATGTAATGAGATCGTTGTTACGAGGAAGAGCAATAACATTCTTTCCCGTACCAGTAAAGTCTTCACCATCGTTGGCCATTCTTGGACGGAAATCTAACACATCTCTTAATTGTATAACATCACCATTTGCTTGTCTGTGTGATGGGATGTTTTCGTAGGTAACATCAGTATAAGAATCTACCGAGAAGAAATCTCCAGCACTGTGTGCAAAATATTTAAATGTTACTTTGACGTTTCCACTAGGTGCTGTTTTACCACCTTTTAGTATTAGTTTACCAGCGTCATAGAAGTTATCTCTTTGTCCTTTGTCAATAATATATCTGTCTGATATATCATTATCAAGATTACCAGCATGTGCGTCTGTTATTGCTGTTACTTCATATATGTCTGCGTGTCCAAGAGGAACAGAGTTTGCAACACCATTAATAGTTGCTGGTGCTATTGATGAAGCAGTAACAGTCGTCAGAGTTTTAGTTGCAATTGTTGCAGTCTTTTGTGCATAAGCAGATATTGCAAGTGCAGTTCCACCTATATCAGCTCCACCTGTAATAGTAACTGTAGAACCAGCAGTACCAAATGTCACCGTTCGAGATGTTCCGTCACTGTCAATGTTTACTACCCAACTAGATGTATCTGCGTATGTATTTCCAGTACCACCAATCAAAGATTGTGGTAATGTTTTGTTTCCAGATGCATCTGTTGTAGCTGCAATAATTCTATTTGTTTTTATTGTTATATCTGTAAGTGAAGCGGGTCTATCATATGGTAGTGGAAAGAATAAGTTATTGTTTTGTATATCTTTTATTTCCGCAACACCATTATCTTGTTGTACATTGAAGTAGTCTGATGTAGAAACACCAGCAGATTTTGTCATTCCAAAACTGTAGCCTACTATCATTTGTATATCAAACAGATAGACTTTGAATTTATTTCCGAAAGGTTCGACGCCTCTAATCCTTGCAGTACCTATGGAAGTGGTTCCCCAAGTAATCGCATTTTTTAAAGTGATTGTACCGCGTGTTGTTATCTTATCTGTAATAGTTTTACTATTGAAGTTTGTTGCAACCACATAGTTACCATATGATACTGATACAGTACCATTGTTTATAGTTGCCGTAGTTCTTGGTTTTTTAAATGAGACCGTTCTATTAGACAGAGCAACATACGGTTCACCATCAATGTAAGCATTGCCTGGACTGATACTTACATTGTATGCAGTGTCACTATCTAGGTTTGTCTCAAAATCTACTAACATTGGTCTATCAGTGAAGTCACCAGAGTTGTGTTTTACAAGATTAGCAAGACTTTGGCCTAAAGGAGATGTGCCACTTGATGCAGCGACTTCATGTACTATTTGACCATTATCAATATACGCCATTGAGATAAAATAATCACCAGCGTCAATATCTGCTTGGTCAATAAGTGCTAGAGTTATTTTATGTCTGTCAGCGCCAGGTGATGCAGTATTAAGAGTCGCACCACTATTATCAAATAACTGGTTATCGTCTGAAGATGAAACAACTGATTCGGTGACTCTAAATCCGACAGTACCAGTATAGGATTCGGTGTATTGTGCAAGTGTTAATTTTTGTTCACGGGCATGTACAAAGTGGCCGTCAAGGTAAAACTTACCTTCATTAATTGTGACTATTGTACCAAATCCAGTAGTTGGATCGCTTGTACCACCACCAGAGAAACTTGTAAGTGTTGTACCATTTGTTCCAGTGAGAACGTTGCCAGGAGTAATTACAACGCCAGTATCTGCAAGACCACTAGCATTATTAGTGTCTACATATGTAACATACAATGTTGCCTTAGTAGTACCAGTTGCAATATCAACCTTGTCAACTCTAACCTTAACACCAGTCGATGCTTCAGTAAATACTATCCCCAGTAAGTCTGTACTAGGATTTGTAAGAGCATCAATAGCAGTACCAGAAGCGGCAATCAGTTTAATAAAGTTAGTTTTGTTATTAACTGTTATCTTACCACCAATGGCAGGCATACCGTTTTTATAACCTAGTCCTTGATTACCACTAAGAATATCGTGGGTAAGGATGGTTTGCATTTGATTGAGTTCGCGTTGTTGCAAAGATCGAGCATTATTGAATAGGATTTTATAATAGTTATCACTATCAGAGTAATCATCCTTATAGGTATTCTTAAATGTGTCTTTAATTAATTGTGATGTCATTTTAGTTCCCTATATTTCTACGATAACTTTTATGTCTTCCGTTTGGTCTGCCGAACGAACAACTTTTGCTCTGTTCTCAATATATAGTAGTTCTCCACTGAACGGATCTATCGCACCACCGTTAGTAAATCCACCCACTCCTGATGCGGAGTCTGTGATACCAATACCACCAGCAGCGTCTGTCACTGCCTCTGCGGCTTGAAATGGTGTGAACAAAGTAGCTTCGTTCTGGTGATACCAAATCTCATCTGAGTCTGTATCACCAACAAGTGCTTTTGCACCTGATGTACCACCAGTTAATACCGAACCTTGTGTAAAGTTCGCAGTTTTCTGGTGAAGTTTAAGTCTGCGTAATGCGTTACCACTCGTTTGAGTGTATGCAGCACCAGCACTGTCGTTTGGATTTTTAAGAAGTCCTATCTGTCTGAAAGAAGTTCCAATATGAAATTCTCCCCCTTCAGCGCCAGCGGGTTGGATATTGAACATTAATGCTTTTGAACGTAGATCATTTCTTGGATCTGCACCAAATCCTGCTTTAGGTCCTATTCTTGTTCTTGCTTTAGCAACGGTTGTTGGAGATCCACCACCAGACATTGTAACATGTGCGTAGTCATAATTTAGACCCATTTTAATACCTTGAATACCAGATGCACTGTCGTCGTCAATAACAATCTTAACTACTGCACCACCAGCTATGGTTGCTGATGCAACTGCACCATAACCATTTCCTACAATGGCAACAGTTGGGGCAGAAGAGTATCCTGCTCCACCGTCTGTTATATCAATACCACATATAGGACTTGTTGTCGCACTATCTTGAATTGCTATTTGTTGCACGTCTGTAGATGTAGATGTTATATTTCCAGATCCATCTGAATCTAGAATACGAACTTTCTTAACTGGTAAGAAGTTTGCACTTGTAAAGTTTGTATTGTCAACAACACCAACTGTGTATAAGAATTTCCATGCATAGCCATCACTTGTTGCAAAAGGCCTGTTACCAGTACCAGAAGGTGCAACTGTAGATGTGTTAGCAGTTCCGTTAGCGCCTCTTGATTGTCTAAGACACACATAAACTTGGTTGTTATCGATCATGGCATAATAGGGCACAGATGGATGAGATACATCTGTATCGTCATATTCACCAAATACTGTACCTGATGACCAGTTAACACGAGGTATAACGAAAGAATAGTTTGCCGCTAGTTTGGCACTTTGCATACTCAATCTGAAATCTCTTTCTTCTCGTTCAGTTATAACTGGCACAGGTGCCGCGTCAGAGTCGTTCCAATCTTCACTTTTACCAAGGGCAATATAATACTTATTTGCCGCTGAATCCGCATCTGCTTGAAACTGAGTCATAAAAAGACTTTTTGTGTTTTGTGTAATTATTGCCGACATGTTATTTTTCTCTCGTTTATGCTACGGTTAGTGCTGGAACTGTACCAGAAGTTGCTTGATTTAAAAGCACCCAAGTTGCTCCAGTCCATATGAGTTCTGCCACTGCGTATTGTGCAAGTGCAACTGTAGTTCCATTTGCGAATGTTTCTGGTGTAATAGTACAAACACCAGCAAGTATATTAACAAATTTATGTATCTGTCCATCTCTTATACCATCAACTAAACTTACCGCAAATGCACCACCGTTACTTGTAATTGTCAATGGAAATTTAGGGTCTGCTGGGCCCGATCCAGTAAGAGTTTGTTTTTTATATGCAAAAGTATTTTCCACAACAATCGATCCAAAGTTTTTAGATGAAAGTGCTAGATCGACATCTGAGTCACTACCATCAGCAGCGACTGTAACATCACCACCCGTGGCAGAGTTAGTTACAGTAAGAAAGTTTACCGCACTGCCAGTGGCAGGTGTTTTAATAGTTTCGTTACCACTAGTGTCATTAAGTTGTGCTACTTTGGGTGTTGTAAGAACAGGACTAGTTAAAGTCTTGTTTGTCATGGTTACTGTATGAGTTTTGAAAACAAACTCGTCGGCCGCACCTAATAATGGTAATGTTATATTTCTGTCTGCCGCTAAGTTACTTGGTACAAATACATATTGATGATCTGCGGCTGCGTCGTTAATTTGTGGTGTAGTTATTACAGGTGATGTAAGAGTTTTATTTGTTAAAGTCTCAGTTGCAGTGATAAGAGAAACAGTACCAGTTAGATCTGGAAGTGTGATTGTCTTGTCACTAGAAGTCGTATTAGTAAAAAACAGCGTGGTTTCGTGAGCATCTGGTGTAGAACCTTCAGATATAACAGAAGAAGCACCAAATGACATAGTAGTAGTTGGTGTACTACTGTCACCCAAAATCCTATACACTTCATCGAAGTTGTTGTTGATCTTGGTTGTAGCGGCACGAAGTGTGTCGCCAGTATTGTCGTTCGCCAACGTTCCGTTATTTATTATTTCTCTTGCCATTTTCTAACCTTACTAAGTTAAATCTATTTATAATAGTTATTATGCTGAATCTGTATAATATTTGAAATCATCTGCGTCGATAGTAACTTGACCATCAGACATTCTAAGAACACCTTTTCCGAGGTTGCCTGTAAGTCTACCATCACTATCCTGATCCATTCTCTGTGAGTTAACACGTACAACGTTGACCAAGTTCTCGAATGTGTTATCCAAGTGACCAAGTGTACCAAGATAATTGGTATCACTGTCTGTACCACCGATTGATGCGTAGTAATCGAACCTTGATTGATCAAGATCAATTCTGTATCTACCACCAGGTGTTGAACCTTCACTATCGTATGGTTTCGATGTTGTACCGATAATACCAGTTGCAGACATCATCGCTCTTGGTGAGAAGGCTGCTGTACCCTCGAATGTTGGTATGTTATTATCTGCGATAGAAATCGGCATACCATCAAATGATATATTTGTATTTACACCTTCAATAAGAACTGAAGCACCAACATACATTCCACCTGGATGTGCAAACAGTTTATACATGTCCATCCAGTCAGAGGATGATATACCAAGTTTTATGAGTATTCCCCAAAACTGATATATTGTATCATCTGTTATATATAATCCAGATTGAGGACCTATTGCATCTCCAACTTTCATCACTAAATTTTTACCATAAATGATCTCTGGTGTCTCACCAAAGAACAATCTAAAGAAACGTTCTATACCAAACTTTGTACCTTTTGATCTATAAAAGTTATTGGACA